CCAGCAATCGTTGGGTGCGAAGTGTTGAAAAGAGTTACACCATCACCTGAATTGAAAGATCCAGATGGTAAACCATTGTTTAATGGTGCAGCTGCTTTAACTTGTTTAGTTTGAGCCATAGATCTTGCTAAAGCTTTTGTATATCTAGAAGCAAGTCTGTCATACAGGTTGTCCTCAATTGCTTCCTCAGTGATTGCAAACCCAAGAGCTATTGTCTCGTGAGTGTATCTTGCTGTGAAAGTTTCTTGAGCACTGTCAAACGTTACACCAGAACCTTCTGGTTTAACTTGTGCTTGACCGAATCCTGATAACATAACTTCTTCTTCAAAAGCTCTGTCAGATGACTCAGTGTTGTATATTTCAGCATGTTCTTGTTCATACTGTTTATACTCCAGGCCGAATAAGGCATTCAAACCTGGCTCTAGTTCTTTGACTAGTTGATTTCTTGATATCGCCATAGTTATCCTCCTTAGATACCTGTTGTCTGTTTAAACTGGTGCTCGTTTATATATACAACCAAGTTAACATTTGCAGAACCTGCAGTGTTGTTTTCTGGGTCTTTCGAGATACCAATTATTCTGAGTTGTGCTGTACCAGTCTTCTGATCAGACGTATCTAATTCTACTTTAGATACATAGTCTGGTGAAGATCCAGCTGCGTACACAAAATCAGCGTTAAGGCCGACGTCTGCCGCCGCAGTTGCGCCGTCCGCTTGTATTTCATACCTTTGATACGGATCATCCGTTACAAACCCTTTGATGTCAGTCGCCGCGTTTGAAGCGTCTAAATGATTCGCAA